GGAACTCCGGGATCAACAATTCTGCACGCCGCACTGTCAAGTTGACCCCAAGTCAAGTGGCAATTGCTAAAAAGCTGGGTGTTCCTCTCGAGGAATACGCCAAGTACGTGAAGGAGTAACACATGTCGGACGTCAAATTGCCTTCTATTAACCGCGCTTCGCGTGAGACCGAATCTCGTACGAAGAACGCGCGACGCCGGCCGTGGGCACCCCCTTCTCGCCTTGATGCGCCACCAGCTCCTATGGGATACAAACATCGTTGGATTCGGGCTTCGGCAGGTGGGGTAGAAGACCGCACGAACATTGCAGGTCGTCTCCGTGAGGGGTACGAGCTGGTTCGGGCGGAGGAGTACCCTGACTTCCCAGCATCAACGACGGACGATGGCCGACACGCGGGTGTGATCAGCGTGGGAGGTCTCCTTCTAGCACGTATCCCAGAAGAAACGGTTGAAGAGCGCAACGCGTATTACCGCGAACGAGCGAGCAACCAAATGCAGGCTGCGGACAACGAGCTCATGAAAAGCAACGCTCACTCGAGCATGCAGATTGAGCGACCGACCCGTAGATCTCGCGTTTCATTCGGCGGCTCTAAAAAAGCCAGTGAATAACTTTTTCTGAGGACAATCAAATGGCAAATGTAGACAAAGCCTTTGGTTTCCGTCCTCTCGGCAATCTGTCTGCGACTGGAGCCCAGAAGCAGTACGGTTACGAGATTGCGGATAGCCAGAGCGGAGCGATCTACCAGGGTGACCTGGTGACGATCGTTAACGGCTATGTCGTTAAGTTCCTCCCGGCGACGCATGCTGCGGCGTTGGGCGTGTTTAACGGCTGCTTCTATATCGACCCGACGACGGGCAAGCCCACTTGGAAGAACTACTATCCCGGTAGCGTCAACATCACGGAAGGCACGATCGTTGCCGACGTGCTCGACGACCCGAGCCAGTTGTTCATCATCCAAGCCGACGAAGACATCGAGAAGGCCGATATCGGCAAGAACGCAGATGTCGTTGGAACGGGCGGCAGCACCACCACGGGCGTCTCTTCGATGGAACTGGATTCGTCCACCATCGCGGATACGGCGGCACTCAACCTCAAGATCGTTGGCCTCTGGAATGTTCCGGGCAACGCGTTTGGGGACTTTGCCGTGGTCGTTGTGAAAATCAACGAGCACCTGTATGGCAGCACCGGCGTCAAGGCCGTAACCTGATTTATATAGGGGCATAAAGACATGGCAATTTCACGTGCACAACTTGTTAAAGAGCTCGAGCCGGGTTTGAACGCCCTGTTCGGCCTCGAGTACAAGAACTACGAGAACGAGCACGCCGAGATCTACTCGGTCGAGAGCTCCGATCGTGCGTTCGAGGAAGAGGTGATGGAGTCCGGCTTTGCCGAGGCTCCGGTGAAGACTGAAGGTGCTGGCGTTGCATACGACCAGGCGCAGGAAGTCTACACCGCTCGCTACACCCACGAGACGATCGCTCTGGCGTTCTCGCTCACCGAAGAAGCCGTCGAGGACAACCTCTACGACCGACTCGCTGCGCGTTACACCAAGGCGCTCGCCCGCTCGATGGCCCAGACCAAGCAGATTAAAGCCGCTGACGTGCTTAACGGCGCGTTCACGACCTCGCTTGGTGGCGACGGAAAGCCGCTCTGTGCGACGGACCACCCGACCCTGTCGGGCCCGGACCTCAAGAACGAGCTGACCGTTTCGGCTGACCTGAGCGAAACTTCCCTTGAGCAGGCTCTGATCGACATCGCTGCGTTCACTGACGAGCGCGGCCTGAAGATCGCTGTTCAGGGCTTGAAGCTCATCATCCCGAAGGAACTCATGTTTACGGCTGACCGTATCCTCAAGTCGACGCTGCGCGTTGGCACTGCGGATAACGATATCAACGCCGTGAAGAACATGGGCATGGTGCCGCAGGGCTACACCGTGAACCACTTCTTGACCGACCCGGACGCTTGGTTCATCAAGACCGACGCTCCGAACGGCATGAAGATGTTCCAGCGTGTTGCTATCAAGACTGGTTTCGAGGGAGATTTCGATACCGGCAACGTGCGGTACAAGGCTCGCGAGCGCTACAGCTTCGGCTTCAGCGATCCCCGCGGGATCTTCGGTTCGCCCGGCGCTGCTTAATAGTGGCAAACAGAAGGGGGTCGAAAGACCCCCTTCTTTTATTGGATTTGCTGACGTATAGTTGAATTGTTCCGGGGTAATCCAGGTACGTCTGACAGACCCGGCTGACGACATGCAGACAGCCGTACCTAACTCGCATGTGAGGACAACATGGCTGTTACGCATTTTTCTGGCCCGCTCCAGTATTCGGGCAAGGGCGCCGTCACGGGCGCTTGGGGAACCGATCTCACCATTTCCGCAAACCCGGCTGTCGTTTCGTACATGGACGACTTTCTCGGCGTTGCACTCGATAGCACCAACGATTGGACCGTGGTCAAGGATTCGGGAGCCTCTGCCGGCATTGTTGCCGACACGGTCAATGGGCTCCTTGCGCTGACCTCGGCTGCTACGACGGACGACGACGGCGCGTCAATTCAAGGCAACGAGGTCTACAAGGCCGCTGCCGATAAGGTGGTGTGGTTTGAGACCCGCCTCCAGTGCAACGACGCCGATCAGACCGACATTTGCGTCGGGCTCACCGTTAACTTTGCGACCAACCCGGAAGCCATGTTGACGGCTGCCGATCGCATCGTGTTCCAGGTGGACGATGGCAATGCCTCGATCCTCTGCAAGACGGAGTCGGGCGGCACCGAGACCTCGACGGACTCGGGCGTTGATCTTGTTGACGACGCCGACGTCACCCTTGGTTTCCGCGTGAGCGGCACGGGGTTGGTGGAGTTCTTCGTGAACCGCAAGCTCGTTGCGACGCACACGACCAACATTCCGACCACGGAGTTGGCGTTGGCGGCGATGTCTTTGTCGGGCAGTGCCACGGGCACCCGTTCGACGAAGCTTGACTACATCTTCGCTTCGGCGACGCGCTAAAAACGGAAGCGCCCCGGGTCAGCAATGATCCGGGGCGATCCGGCTTCACCTAGACAAAGGAAGCAGAACAATGAGTTTTGCAAGTGACGTCAAAGCCAAAACCGTGATTGCTTCGGGCGACGCGGTGAATGGTCGCACGCGCGTTCAGGGCGTGTATTTCACCAATTCAACGACTGCCTCGAGCTTTACCCTTAAAACGGGGGGATCTGGCGGCACCACGATTCTTGACATTAAGACTCCGGCTGCTGCTGGAGCTTACGATCTCATCATTCCCGATGACGGAATTCTGGCGACGGATGGCGTGTATGTCACCCTCGCCGATGCCGAGGTCAAGAGCGTTACCGTGCTGTACGTGGGTGGGGCACCGGCGTAATGCCTGGCTCCATGGGCATTGCGCTGCGTGGAGGCGGTGCCGTGCGTAAGGGCATGGGCATCAAAACCTCCGTTAAAAGCGGCAATTTTCGCCCTACGAAGCAGGGCGCAGGCATGACCCGCAAGGGCGTGGCTGCGTACCGTCGTGCCAATCCCGGAAGCAAGCTTCAGACGGCCGTAACGGAGAGCAATCCGGGCCCTGCTCGGGCCAAGCGACGTAAGTCGTTCTGTGCGCGCTCTGCCGGTCAAATGAAAATGTACCCAGAAGCGGCCAAAGACCCTAATAGCAGGATTAGGCAGGCTCGCCGGCGATGGAAGTGTTAACCGATGGAAATCATGATCTGGAACATCATCCTGTCCGCGATAGTGACCGGGATGGGGTTCATGCTAAAGGGTAAATTTGACGAACTGGCTCGGTTGAACATCCTGCTCAATCGGACCCGTGAAGAGATTGCGAGAGATCACATCACTCGCAGAGAGGTGGACGATCGGATCGAAAAGTTTGTCGCACACGTCGACCAACGGTTCAATCGTCTTGAGGCTAAGTTAGACGAAATTCGCAGCGCGAGGGAGTAAGTTATGCCTGGCAAGTTAAAGATGGTGATGAAAGGCGGGAAGAAGGTTCCGGCCTTTGCTGCCGACGGCGTCGGCAAGATGAAAAAGGGTGGCATGGCCGATAAGAAAGGCCGTGCTATGAAGAGCAAGAGCAAAGACGCGCGCGGTCGCGCGATGCGAGGGTACTAATATGGCAGGTCGTGGAATGGGTTGTGCCGTCCGTGGCGGCGGCGCAGTGGGCAGTGGCCCGAAAAACAAGATGCTCTCTGAGCCCAGCAAGAAGACCGGCAAGGTCTTGATGATGGCCATGGGCGGTGACGTCAATCAGCACAAGGCGATGGCCATGGGCATGATGGGTGGCGGGATGCCTGGCGGCTATAAGAAGGGCGGCATGGCCAAGAAAAAGGTCAAGAAGATGCGCTACGGCGGATCCTGCGGCTAATCGATGGCTACATCGGGCACCACAGACTTCAACCTGTCGATTGATGACCTGGTTGAAGAGGCATTTGAGCGTTGCGGCATGCGGCCGACGAGCGGTTATCAGCTCAACTCCGCACGTCGCTCGCTCAACTTGCTATTTCTGGACTGGGCCAACCGTGGTTTGAACCTTTGGACCATTGAACAAGCGACTTATACGCTAACGCAAGGTGTCAAAGAAATCACGCTGCCCACCGATACGGTCAATGTGCTCGAGGCGATCATTCGCCAAAATAGCCAAGGCATCAATAGTGACGTTTACATTGAGCGGATCAGTCGCGAAGACTATTTGAACGTCCCGGACAAGACTTCCGAGGCTCGGCCGGCGCAGTTTTACGTACAACGCGCCAATCCGACCAAGGTTTTCTTTTATCCGGCGGCGGATCAGACGTATACGTTCGTGTATTACCGCATTCGGCGCATCCAAGACGCAGGAACGTACACTAATACGGCGGATATCAACTTCCGCTTCCTGCCGTGCTTGGCTTCGGGACTTGCGTATCAACTTTCGCTCAAATTTGCCCCGGATCGGACGGCGGCATTGAAGGCGATCTACGAAGAAGACTTCAATCGGGCTGCGATGGAGGATCGGGACACTGCCAGCGTGCAGTTTGTGCCCGATATGGGCGTCTAATGGCCTACGCAACTGGCAAATACTCCTACGGACTGTGTGATTACTGCGGACAGCGGTATGCCTACAACACTCTGCGCAAGAATTGGCAGGGATACATGGTCTGCCCGGACGATTACGAGCCAAAAGAGCCTCAATTAGAGCCTCTTCGGTACCGCGGAGACGCTATTGCACTGCGAGATCCGCGTCCAGATCGCATTGAACCCGTCTCCGTGTTCGTTGGAGCACCCGGTTTTACGGCTTTTCAGAGCTATGGATCGGTCCAAAACACGGCTGACATGCGGCCGTACGTACTCGGGCAGGCATTAATTGCCCAAACACTCGTGGGCTCTGTGACGGTGACGACCACATGAACTACAGCGAGCTCGTTACGAACATTCGGAACTACTCTGAAGTGGGTAGTAACGTCTTTACCGAACCCGTAATCAACAATTTCATCACTTTTGCGGAGAATCAGATCCTCCGCGAGATTGATTTGGACGTTTTTAAGCTTGAAGTCAGTGGAACCATGACTTCGGGTAACAAATTTCTGACCGCCCCGAGTGACATCCTCACTCATCGCTACATGATGATCACCTCGGGCAGCGATCAGATCTTTTTGGACTTTCGTGATACGTCCTTTATGAAGGAATACTGGCCCAACGGGGCCACCACGGGCGTCCCCAAGTACTATTCGGTGTGGGATCAAAACACGTTCTACATTGCGCCTACGCCGAATGCGAACTTTACGGTGGAACTAGGCTATATCTACCGTCCGACGCAGCTCTCGTCGACCAATACGACGACCTGGATCAGCGATAACGCCCCGGAAGCCTTGTTCTATGCCTGCATGATTCAGGCATACAGCTACACCAAGGGTCCGCCGGAGATGATGCAGTACTTCCAGAACTCGTATCGTCAGGCAATCCAAGGCCTCGGCATCGAGCAGCAGGGACGTCGCCGCCGCGACGAGTACCGCGATGGTATGATTCGTATCCCGGTTAAATCGGAGTCGCCCGGCCCATGATTACTGTAGAAATGCCCGGATTAACGAATGGCGTGCAGGTCGCGACCACGGAGCATCGTGGCTGGTCGGCCGAGGAGCTCGCTCAACGGGCCGCGGACAAGATTATTTTCGTCGGTGACCAGTCACACCCGGTCATTCAGGCGCAGGCGCGGGCCTTCAAGGACCGCGTCAAGTATGTGGTCGCCTTCTATTTGAAGGAGGCCGTCGAGCAGGACCGTGCCACGATCGCCCAGCGCCTTCGTGAAGCGGGGCATCCAGAGCTGGTTCATCTGTTAGGAGAATAGAAATGGCATTTTCAGGCAACTTCATGTGCACCAGCTTCAAAGTCGAGCTGATGCGGGCGGTGCACAACTTCACGGCCAGCACGGGCAACACTTTTAAGCTCGCGCTGTACGACAATAGCGCCTCGTTCACGGCGGCGACCACGGCATATACGGCCACCAACGAAGTAGCGAACTCCGGTACCTACTCGGCGGGCGGCGGTACGTTGACCAACGTCACCCCGACCTCGAGCGGCACCACGGCCTTTACGGACTTCGCAGATCTCTCGTTCACGAGCGCGACGATCACCGCCTATGGCGCGATGATCTATAACGACTCGGCGACGGGCGATCCCTCGGTCTGTATTCTGGACTTTGGCGGGGCCAAGACCTCGACGAACGGCACGTTCACGATCATCTTCCCGACGGCAGACGCGACCAGCGCGATCATCCGCATCGCCTAATTAAGAGGCGGAAGTGACCGATGCCGTCGTTGCCTTCCAAGGGTGGAATGCTTCTGGCGTAGGCTGGGGCGACGATCCTTGGGGTGAAAGCCTCGCGGCACTTCCGACGGGGACGGGCCAGGTTGGCTCCGTCACTATTGCGGCTGACGCCAACGTCAGCCTTACGGGCGTTTTTGCGACTGGCGAAGTCGGTACGGTTACCGTTACAGCCGGCGCGGACGTCCCTGTTACGGGGCTTGAAGCCACAGGATCCGTAGGCTCGGTCCAAGTCACGGGCACAGCCGAAGTCAGCCTTACGGGCGTTGAGGGCACCGGCGAAGTCGGCACCGTTACGATCAATGCCGGCGCGAACGTCCCGGTCACCGGGCTTCAAGCGACGGGGCAAGTCGGATCCGTCACGGTTGCCGCAGATGCCAACGTCAGTCTCACGGGCGTGCAGGCCACGGGCGCGATCGGCACCGCGCAGGTCACGGGCACGGCCAACGTATCGGTTATTGGCGTCGAGGGGACGGGCGCAGTTGGCTCTGTCACAGTCACCGCCGGTACCGATGTCCTTGTCACGGGCGTCTTTGCCACCGGAGCCGTAGGCTCCGTCAGCATTACAGGCACGGCAAGCGTCACGCTCACGGGCGTTCAAGGAACCACGGCGCTTGGCGATGTCACCATCGTCACCGAACAAAACGTGCCCGTCTCGGGCGTCTCTGCCACAGGCCAAGTTGGCTCGGTTATAACCACCTCCGATGCTAACGTTACACTGATAGGCGTTTCTGCCACAGGCCAAGTCGGGACCGTACTCGTCTGGGGCGTGATTAATGACAATCAGACGCCTAACTGGCAGAATGTCGATGACTCGCAGACACAAAATTGGGTCATAGTCAACGACGGAAACACGGTGGTTTGGACTCAGATTTCGACGTAAAGGGATACTCACATGCCTAGTTCCTATTCAACAAACCTGAAGATCGAGCTGCAAGCGACCGGCGAAAACTCCGGCACCTGGGGCACGATCACCAACACCAACCTCGGCACCGCGCTCGAGCAGGCGATTGTCGGCTACGGCAACCCGAACTACGCCTCCGACGCCAATTTGACGTTGACCTATACGGACACCAACGCGGCCCAGGCGGCGCGTGCGCTGGTCCTGAACGTCACCTCGAGCGTCAGTCTCTCGACGACCCGCGAGCTCGTGGTCCCGACGATCCAGAAGCAGTACATCGTCCAGAACAACACGACCGGCAGCCAGAGCATCACGGTCAAGACTTCGGCCGGCACCGGCATCACGGTCCCGAACGGCCGCAAAGCGCATCTTTATGTCGACGGCACGAACGTCATCTACATGGATGATTACGTGGACATCAACGGCGGTGCGATTGACGGCACGCCGATCGGCGCGAACAGCGCCTCGACGGGTGCGTTTAGCACGCTTTCAGCAACGGGCAACGTCAATTTTGACGGCGGCACGTTCACCTTTAACGACTCAGGTGCGGACAGGGACTTCCGGGTCGAAGGCGACACGGACG